CGCACACACACACTATGATCTGCATGAATAACCCCACCATTTCTCAAATACCCCCCCGTCACTTTACTAATACCAAAATAAAAAAATATTTCGCAAAAAATTCTCAAAAACTGATACACTAAATAGCATGCAATATAAAACTTCTCGAAAAGAAGCACTAGCTGCAGGCGACATCAGGTACCTAGGAGGGACATGTAAATATGGTCATAAGGGTTTAAGGTACACACGCAACCACACTTGCGTAGAATGCAACAGAAAATACACAAAACAACACCAACGAAAAATCCCCGAAAGACGACGAGAGTTACGAAAAGCATACCGGAAGAGATATCCAGAAAAAATAAAAGCTAGTCACGCTAGACACAGAGCCGAAAAATTAAAACGTGTTCCTAAATGGCTAACTAAAGAAGACATTAAAGCCATAAAAGAATTCTATGCAGAAGCTACAAGAAAAACGTTAGCAACCGGAGTTAAGTATCAGGTCGACCACATTATCCCTTTGAAAGGCAAACACATATCTGGACTGCATGTACCCTCTAACCTGCAAATTATTACGGCTACAGAGAATATGCAAAAGTATAACGTCTATGTAAGTAAATGATTCTCACTACCACATGCCAATACAAAACCCACTACAATGTGAGAATGGAAAATATATCTATATACATAATGGGATTTTTGTTACTGTTTGCACATTGCCTTTCTTTGATTTCTTAGTTATACTTAGGTCTTATAGCTGCAAATTAACTAAGGTGTACAGCGACACATGTCAGAAACTAATCAAACCGTGGTGGTTCCTCATATAGAGAACACTATACCCATACCTAAAAATAACGCAGAAGCTCTCCCAGATATGACATCTGAGGAGGAAATTCAAGCTCGCACTAATACTATAAAGTTATTATCTGATATTACCGATGAAGTGATAGAACCTACTACAGAAGACATAGAACAAGCTGAAGAGCTTGCTAAAGAAATGATGATAAATCCTGATATTAAACCTGAGTTTGGAAACTACCCTAATGAAACTATGGCTTACTTAGCTGGTATGGTTGCTCAAACCAACTGTATGCTAGTGAAAGATATGGCAGACTTTAAACTTCACGTCCTTAATAGAGCTGTACAAGAGGCAGAAACTGCCAAGAGTTCTAGAGAACGGTTAGCAGCCCTACGTATGATAGGAGAAATTGATGGAGTGGATGCATTTAAAAAACAAACAGTAATAACCCATATTAATAAATCTGGCGAAGAGTTAGAAAAAGAATTATTAAAGACTATAGAAGAATTAAAAGGTACTATTATTGAGGGTACCCATGAGATTGTAGATGATGATTAGAATAATATTAATGGTAGGTCTTTTGTTACCTGGATGTAGTTATATTATACACAATGAATATTATCAGGTTATAGATAAAAGCAAAACGACATATGATGCTGGGGCTTATATAACAGATAACAAAACGAGTACAGATATAATACTAGATTCGATATTTAAAGATAAACCCACAAGAGTAACAGGGTTTAGTTGTGGTAATAAAATGTATTCTGATTTTCCTTGTATGGAAGCGTTAGGGTGTATTGTCCTAAATGATTAGTCACGACGACTTAGAGGTATTACAGAAATCATTACCCGATATGTCTGAGAGAGACAGACAGAAGAGTTTATTGTTATTAAAACAGTATCAGAAAGAAGTAACCCAGAAAAAAGGTAAGGCTAACTTCCTTGATTTTATTAAACATGTCTACCCAGACTACAAAGTAGGAGCGCATCATGCACGGCTGGCTAAGTTATTTGAAGAAATCGCTCAAGGCAAAAGAAAGAGAGTTATTGTCAATATTGCGCCTCGACATGGCAAGTCGGAACTCATCAGTTACCTCGCTCCGGCTTGGTTCCTTGGTAACCATCCCGCTAAGAAGGTCATTATGGCATCTCATACGGCTGATCTCGCGGTCAATTTTGGTCGTCGAGTCCGAAATCTGGTGGGTTCAGACGCGTATAAGGACATCTTCCCTGATATTAGCCTGCAAGCGGATAGTAAATCGGCTTCTCGGTGGGGAACTAATTTCAATGGTGAGTATTTCGCTATTGGTGTGGGGGGCGCTTTGGCTGGTCGGGGTGCCGATCTTTTCATAATTGATGATCCTCACTCTGAACAGGACGCAAAACTAGGAAAAGCAGACGTTTTTCTCCCAGCTTTTGAGTGGTTTCAATCTGGACCATTACAAAGGCTTATGCCGGGTGGTGCTATTGTTGTAGTGATGACAAGATGGTCTAAATTAGACCTGACAGGACAGATAGTTAACCAGATGATTAAGAATGATGCTGTAGATCAGTGGGAAGTAGTTGAATTTCCAGCAATTTTAGAGGATAAAGAGAAAGGGGAAGTCCCGTTATGGCCTGAGTTCTGGAGTATTGAAGAGCTACAAGCTCGACGTGCAGCACTTGACATACGATATTGGAACGCTCAGTACCTACAAAACCCGGTATCTGAAGAAGGTGCACTAATCAAACGGGAATGGTGGAATATATGGGAAGAAGAAGACCCACCTGCTTGCGAATTTATTATTATGACTCTAGATGCTGCGCAAGAAGCTAATAATAGAGCCGATTACAACGCATTAACGACTTGGGGAGTCTTTTTTAACGAAGAAGTCAATAACTATAATATAATATTGTTAAATGCGGTGAAAAAACGGCTAGAGTTCCCTGAGCTTAAAGCACTTTGTCTAGAAGAGTATAGAGAATGGGAACCCGATGCTTTTATTGTGGAGAAAAAGTCTAATGGTGCCGCGCTTTACCAAGAGTTTAGAAGAATGGGAATACCTGTTGGAGAATTTACGCCTGGAAAAGGACAGGATAAAGTTAGTCGTGTTAATGCTGTGTCTGACTTGTTTAATGGGGGTGTGGTTTGGGCTCCTGATAGACGTTGGGCGCATGAGGTTATTGAAGAATGCAACGATTTTCCGTCCGGTGCCAACGATGACTTGGTTGACTCAACAACACTAGCATTAGCTAGATTTAGACAAGGTGGATTTATTCGCTTGCCAAACGATGAAGAAGAGGATATACAGATGTTTAAAGGACGTGGCCAAAAAAGGCTATATGCAGTATAATGGCTACTCAGAAACACATGGGAAGAAATCAACTAATTGAAAGACTTACCGCCCAGGTAGGTAATAAAGATACGGCTATAGAAATCCTTAAAAAAAGAGGGCATCTTGATAAAAATGGTGAATATACTGTAGAAGGTTTGAAAAGAAGTAGAATGACTGCTGAAGAAAGAGCTAAAGATAGAGCTTCAAAAAAAACAGGGAAACCAAAATCAGCATTTAATTATAACCCTAAAACAAACATGGCGAAATTAAAAGGATAAAAGATGGCAGACGTAGATAAAGGACTATATGCAGCTCCGATGGGCTTAGATAAAATGGCTGAAAGTGAAGAGGCTATTGAGATTGAAATAGAAGATCCTGAAAGTGTAACAATCACCACTGGCGATACCTCAATAATTATTGATCCCGATGCTATGGAGGACGAGGAGTTTAGTAAAAACTTAGCCGAAGAATTATCTGATAAATATATGGCTGAGTTGGCAAGTGACTTACTCGAAGATTTTAGTAATGATGTAAACTCAAGAAAAGACTGGCTTGAAACATACGTTGATGGCTTAGAACTATTAGGACTTAAAATAGAAGAAAGGTCCGAACCGTGGGAAGGCGCATGTGCTGTCTATCATCCACTACTCTCCGAAGCACTCGTTAAATTCCAAGCTGAAACTATGATGGAAACCTTCCCTGCTGCAGGCCCAGTGAAGACATCTATTATTGGTAAAGAAACACCTGAGTGTGTTGAAGCTGCTGCTCGTGTACAAGAAAACATGAACTATCAGTTAATGGATATGATGCCCGAGTATCGTCCTGAACATGAAAGAATGTTATGGGGTCTTGGACTAGCAGGTAATGCATTTAAGAAAGTTTATTATGACCCAGCTTTAGAAAGGCAAGTATCACTATTTGTTCCTGCTGAAGATATGGTGGTTCCTTACGGTGCATCTAACTTAGAAACAGCTGAGCGCATTACTCATGTTATGCGTAAAACAGAACAAGAAGTATATAAGTTACAACAGATGGGTTTTTACCGTGACATAGAACTTGGAGATCCTGACTATGATCTAGACGAAGTAGAGAAAAAGATTGCAGAACAAATGGGCTTCGATGCTACCAACGACGACCGATATAAAATATTAGAGATGAATGTTAACCTTGACTTAGAAGGTTTTGAGGATGAAGACGACGGAGAAAAAACCGGTATTGCATTACCTTATATTGTAACGATAGATAAAGGCACTTCTGAGATATTATCTATTAGACGTAATTGGAATCAATTTGATGAGCAACAAAAACGACGTGAACATTTTGTTCATTACGGATATATCCCAGGATTTGGTTTTTATTGTTTTGGTCTGATTCATTTAATTGGGGGTTTCTCAAAATCAGGAACCATGTTACTAAGACAGTTAGTAGACGCAGGGACATTATCTAATCTTCCAGGTGGTTTCAAAGCCAGAGGCTTACGTATTAAAGGTGATGATACACCAATTGGTCCAGGTGAGTGGCGTGATGTGGATGCACCATCAGGAACTATCCGTGATAACTTAATGCCACTACCATACAAAGAGCCAAGCCAAGTGCTTGCTGCTTTAATGGATAAAATTATTGATGAAGGTAGACGCTTTGCTTCTGCTGCGGATATGAAAGTGTCTGATATGTCAGCTAATTCTCCCGTAGGTTCAACACTTGCTATCTTAGAGAGAACGCTCAAAGTTATGTCTGCAGTCAATGCGCGTATCTATTACTCAATGAAGAAAGAGTTTGGACTTCTTAAGAATATTATTAGAGACTACACTGACCCTGATTATAGATATAATCCAGCGACAGGTACTCCTGGTGCTAAACAAGATGACTACAATAAAGTTAATCTTATACCGGTAGCTGA